GCATCGAGGTTTTTGATATCAGCGATAACTTCTGGAGAAGCAACGAAGATATATTTTCCGCCTTCAACTGGTTCAACGTTTCTACGAACGAAGTCAGCTTTGATGGCGTTTAAGTCAGCAAGTGTGATGCCTTTTGTGTTGGATAACACGTTGGCTCTGCTGTTTTGACCTTGAGCATAACGGACATTTAAGCCATTGAATACGACTTCTGCTAAGAGGTTGCGCATTCTTTGTTTCGCGTTTCTACCGAGTAATTTGCCGGAGATAGCGAGTTGTTTGTCGATGCCATATTTGAGCATCTTGTCGGTTAATGGTACATAAGCACCTTCTTGGTAGACTTTGACCTTGAAATCGACTAATCTGTATTTCAAACCTTCAGGTGTGACACCTTCGATTAAGTGATCTGTGGTTTCTGGGAGATCTTTGTACATTCTCCAAGAATATTCGTCACTTGTTGGGTCGAAATTTGTTTTTTCAGCATATTTGAATAACACATCGGAATTGAGGTCTTCTAATTCAAACATGACTGCTTTTTGAACGAACTCAATTTGGGATTGAGATAATTCACCAGTGGTTAATTTAACTTCATTTGCCATGATTGTTATTTCCTTTCTTATTTAATCTTGGTTTTACCGCTTGCCACTGATTCCATATATGCTTTGAATTCCTCACGAGTCATTTCACTAATCTTCTTAGTAGGAACTTCTTGTTCATCGTTTGATGCGCTACCAGGAGAACTAACTTTGTTAGCCACAGTTTTCTTAGTGGTCTTATTCTCTTTTGGATACGCCTTATCAAACTTAGCAATGATAGTCTTGAGAGGAACGACACCGATTAAATCTTCAGCGAATTCCATGAATTTAGGATTGTTCCAGTAGGCTTGTAATTCTTCACGAGTGTGACCCTCGTCTAAGTATTCTTTGACTTCATTGTCAGCCTGTTTCTGTCTCTTCTCCTCTTCAGATAGATTCTCTTGTTCTAAACGAGCCTTTTCCGCAGCCTTTTCTCTACGAAGTTTCTCAACTTCAAAGACGTTCTTTGGATCGCCACCTTTAGATTGAATCTCATCTTGTAACTCATAGAGTTCAAAGTCTTCATCAGTCTCTATAGGAGTATCAGTATAAGGGTTTTTGCCACCAACAGATTTGATACGAGCTCTCTTGTAGCCTTCAGCGTCACCTGCAGCCTTTGCTCTAGCCACATCTCTCTCGTGTCTCAATTTAGCAAATCTAGCATCTTCCTCTTTAGACTGCCCCTCGCCAGGTTTATTTGGGTCTTCAGTAGCAGAAGGATCGCCTTCTTTGTTGTCCTCAGTGTCGGTGTTCTGAGGATCGGTTTTTTCAGTTACTTCTTCCTCTTGTTCTTGTTCTTCTTCGGTAGTAGTAACAGTAGTGTTTTTTTCTTCCATTTTTGTCTCCTCGACCACTACAATGGTAGTGACTCCACATTTACGCTGCGTGGGTGCGAATTTTTATTAAACCGCGGGTTGCCCATAACAACCTTTGGTGTTAATCGTTGTCAGCCATCTCTTCAGCGGATGGTAATTTAGTTCCGCCGCCTTGACCTTTGAGTCTTCTAATCTCTTCATCACGGATTTGGACTTGCTCTCTAGCAGCAGCCATCGATTCGTTGAAGGATTTATTCATTGATTGGTTAACAGCTTCTTTTTGACCAACAACTGCTTCGAGTTGTTTGACTCTTGACAAGACCATTTGAAGCATATTTGTTAACTCTTGATTTTGTTGTTTAAGTTGGAAGTTCTCCGATTGTCTTTGCTTATTGATTAAGACACGGATATCGGCTTTCTTGCTTTCACTCATAAGAGGATTTAAGTTAAGCCACATCTCGAAGGAATCCGCTGACATCTTTTCGTAACCGCCATTTAAGAAGAGGTTATTGATTAAGTCGGTATCGATGATTTCGCTGTACTTAGTGCCTTTGCCTGGCTCACATACGATATCAAAGATATGTCCTTTGAGTTCTTCCGCTGGATCAATGGTCTTTCTTTGAACTTTAGATGGAGCGCCTTTCTTAGCGGCAACTTCACCTTGAGTCATTTCAACGCCATTGACGTTAATCTTTTCATCCGGATTAGCGAGCATGTTCTCATAAGATTGTTGTTCTTCTTGGAACTCGGCATCGGTTAATTCGTAGATGTAATAACTTTCTGGGTAGTAGTGTTTGTAGAATTGAAGTCTAATTTCCGCACAATCTACTAAGAATCTCCAGTAGCGGTTTTGTAACACTTCAATACGTTTATTTCTTTGCTCTTCTAAGATTTGTAACGCATACGCGGTAACATCTTTTAAATTAGAAGAAGAATCAACTAATTCATTGGTGCCAGTAATCATCTTTGTGATGTCGATGATAGTGGTCACATAATTCATCACTTGTCCGTTTAATTGGTTGCCCTCTAAACGTTTGATACCGAAGTTATTGCCAGGAGTGAAGTCGGTGAACATTCCACCAGGAGCACCAGTCCAAACTTGACCGTTTGCCGCGCCTTCTTTCATAATGATTGTCGCCCAAGCGGTATCTTGGATTTCCTTCGCCATCATAGAAATGATGAAGTTAATAATTTTTTGGTTATCTTCAATGCCTTCGATAACGCTTCTTCCATATAAACAATTACGTCTTGGAACAAGAGTTAAGGCAGCAATTGGATAAGCTGAGAATTTTTCTTTTTCATCCTTGTGAGAT